CGAACATATATTGCGCGTCGTTGAGCGAGGTCGCGTCGGGGTCGATGTAGAACGACCACGGATCCACGCGCATGATGCTGACGTTGCCAAGCCCGTTGTCGAGCCCGCTGTCCCAGACGGCCTTGAGGATCCCCGCGCCGAACTGCGCGGAGTCCCAAAGGGCTTTGACGATCTCACCGTCCCACCCATTCACTTGGAAAAGCGTGTCGATGACCTGCTCGAGATGCTGGGCCAGGACACCCATGTGATCACCGAAAGCGGCTCCGGTGGGGGCGGCCGCCATGACGTCGGCCATGATCTTTTGATCGGTCATCCACGCGATCCGCGATGAGAGGATCGGGAAGACCTCGGAGTCCGAGACGTTCGGCATCCCGTTGGAAGAGAGGTCCGAGCTGTAGGTCTTGTTGTTGACCAGCCGGTAGTTCCGCATCCAGTCCGAGCGGAGCGGTTGCTTGGATCGCTTGGCAAGCGAGTAGAGATTGTTGAGCTGGTTGACGAGTTCGCGAGGGGCGTAAGTGGGGACAGGCTCGACTTGGGTAAGCGTCATGTGCGTTCCCTCACCACGAAACAGTGTTCGCACGGTAGCAGAGGCGCGTGCCGGTGAACGGTCTGGGGGATGTGGTGCCGGTCAAAGGCGGCTTGAGCTGATCGGACGATGGCGAGTTCAGGGAGAGCGGTGGTGCCGTCGATGAACCAATGGTGCGGGTGGTTGATGTCCGCGTAGAAGAGATGAGTATCAGTCATCTAAGAGGGCTCGGATCCCGGTCTGTAGAAGACCAAGCTTCCCAGAAAGCGAAGTCACCCCGTCAGAGTAGTTAGCAATGAAATCAGAATCTCCCGATGACCACTCCGTCACGATGAACCAGTGAGAGAGAAACGCGTCTTCAGGGATCTCCGGTCGCTCTTCACGAAGAAGAGTCGCAATCTTCTCCTTGGTCTCGTCGTTCATGTGATCGGTTCCCCGCCCGCGGCGACGTGATCGTGGTGCCGCTTCTCCTGCTCGTAGATCCCTTCCTCGGTCACTCCGAAGGTCGAGGGATGCATATCCTCGCGCGGGATGTACTCGTAGTCGGCGGTGTACCCCATCTCGATCGACTGGACTTCAGCCGCGCGCTTGAGATCGTCCTTGAACCCTTGCTCGGATGAGACGTGCTTGCCAACCGCCGCGTTGTAGTGCTCGGGGAAGGAAGACTTGACGTTGCTCGAAAAGCGACGGCGAGCAGCTTCCGCGCACCACGGGGACTGGCATGGATACTCGTCACCGCGAAAGTCCACCAGTGTTTCGTGCCCTCGCGCGCACCGATACTCGTAGATCACCGGAACGCCTCCACCATCGTCTGATTGCCGATGTCGTTGTACGCGGGTTCCGGCTCTTCGTAGGTGAGCTGGTCATTCTCGATGATCGATGCGACTGCGATCATGAGCGAGGTTACCGTGTCATCGTTCTCCTGGGATCCGGCCGGACCCATCTCACCGTTGTTGAGAGTCACGTAACCCTTCAGCTCTTCGTAGGTGAGCCAGTCGTGGATCATCATCATGCCCTTCTGGCAAAGCATGGAGGTCAGCATCCCGGCCGCCATGTGCTTGCGCTTGTAGGACATCTCCCATCCGTAGGCTTGGGTGACCTTGCCGGGCGCGGAGTCGAATCGTCGCCAACGCCAGACGTCGGGGTACTCGATCGCGTGGGTGAGGTAGGTGAGCGACGCGAGACCAGGACCGTTGATCTCGACGTTCACGCACGCGGTGTTGAAGTAGAAGCCCGCGTTGGCGATCTCTTGACCGAAGGGGATCGGATCGATGTGACCGTGATAGACGGCCATCTGCTCGAAGGTTCGACGGTTGAGGACTTGGATGCAAGAGCCATCGCCGTAAGCCGTCCGCGTCGGGTCTCCGGCCACCATGTACCGGCACCACGGCAGGTCACCGGGCTCCTTGAAGAGCGTCCACGGGCCGAGCGGGTCCTGCTTGAACTTGATCTTGCCGTTGGCATCGTAGAAGTAGCCGTGCTGACCGACCTGCTTCTCATACGACTCTTCAATCGCGTTAGCTGGGAAGATGTTGGTGCCGGTCGAGATGAACGCTTCCTCCGGCGTGCAGGGATACTCCTGGTGGAACTTGTTGACGTCGCCGCCCTCCTGCGCGATCTTGAATCGCCGCCACGCCATCTGCGGAACGGTGAGATCGAACTGCGCGATCAGGTCGCGCTCTTCCTTCTTCATATCGTTGTACTTGAGGGTCGTGTCGGGGAACGCGTAGACGTGGTGCTTGAACCAGGGGAAGAACATTGCTTTGATCGGGACGCGACCAGCTACCGCGTCTTGCCAGGTCTCGTGGAACCAGCCTCCCACACCGTTAGCTGTTGACTCATAGACAACCACCGTGCCGGGACGGTAAGGAATGGATTGGTTGAGGCCAGTGAATAGTGTTTCAGGGTCCTCCCAAAAGGCAACCTCGGAACAATGGACCGCGTGGAATGTGAAAGATCGACCCGAGCCAACATTGCGAGCTGTCGCAACCGAGATACCTGATCGAGTCTCCACCCATCCGAGAGACTTCTGAGTGTTGTGCTTTTCGGTGTAGGCATCCTTGAACGGCCACTCTTCCCACATCAGCTTCATCATCCCGAACAGGTGGTGACTGGCATCGGTCTCGTGAGCGATCACCAGTGAGCGCGTGCCGGGGTAGAGGAAGTTCCAGTTGAACAAGACGCCTTCGGTCGCCGTCGAGATCCCGAGCTGGCGACCCTTGAGAGCGATGATTCTGACTGGCTGGTCGAGATTGTGCTGACGCTCGATCTCACGGATGAGTTCGCGTTGCGCCCATGCGAAAGGATCGGAGAGCTTGAGCGAGATGACCTGGGAGGTCTCGTCGTCCTTTATCTTGAGCAGCTCCATCCACGGACCGAGCTTCAGGTTCTTCATAGCTGGCTGACCAGAAACTCCGATGGTTCGTCTTCGGCACCGCCGTCAGCGAGTGACGCGGCCGCCAACTTAGCCAACTCTTCGCGGATGTTGCCGAAGGTCTCAGGTGGACGTCGACCGGCGAGCCCGACCGCCTTGGAGAGCACCATCGAGATCGCGCGGATCTTCTCCTGAGTAGTGCCGGAGCGAAGGATGTTGTTGGCCTGCTCGTAGGCCCGCCACATGAGGAAGTCCATTGCTTCGTCCAGCTCATCGGTCCCGAACTGACGGACCCGGATCTCGGACTGAACGTCTCGCAAAAGATCGGCATCGATGCCAAGAACGTAAGCGATGGTGGTCGGCGTGACCCCGTTGGAGAGCAGAGAGTGGACGAGATCGATCAGTGTCTCGTCGGGGATGGTAGAGAGATCAATCAACGACCCGCTCCATCTCCGCGTCAATCAATACTCCATAACCACCCTTGAAGTTCCCCGCCGCTTCCACATAATCGTGCGGGATGCGGAGAGTCAAGATACCTTCGCCAGCATGGTTGAACGCGAACTTCATCAACATGCAACGGAAGTGCGCTCTAATGAAGGTGGGCTCTACGAGAGTCGGTACTACCCCTCGGCCATCTCGGACGAGGGTGGAGACCATATAACGCTCCCTTCGTCGCGTGTCCTCGTCGGATCCACGACCTTGACCCTCGGGTCGATCCGAGACGGCATCGGGTCCTGGCTCGAGTCGTTCTGCTGGTAGAACGCGTTCTCCGCTTCCTCCCTGATTACTTGGTCCCTGATGTGCGGCGGCAATAGCAGCAACTCGTCGGCGAGCGACATCGGCGCGTCGGTCGGCGTCTCGATCAAAGTCTCCGACTGGGATGTGGGGGCCAAATCTTCCCCCACCAAGACGCGTTTGAGTAACTGGTTCTGGGAGCCCATCAACGATGAAAGTTGGCCGGAGAACGTTTGCATCATCTCGGACTGGGCGTTCGCCGCGCGCTCCGTTGTCAATCGCTGCTCGGACATCATCGTCTCGTAAGCCTTGTTCTGATTCTCCTGAATCATCAGCCAAGCCGCCCGCTCCCCAACCTGCCGGGCCGAACTCGCCGTCCGGTCGCCCTGAGAAGAGCGGATCATCCAAGCCACCAGAATCATCGCCGTCAAACAGAGGGTAGAGATCAGGATCAAGGCCGTCGTCATATGCGCCTCCCATTTTTTTAGAGTACCCTCTCCGATTTTTTGCGGCAACGGCGTTTCTAAGATGATGCATAACTCCAAGTGGCAGACCAAATGCGCGGACGCCTCATCTATATAGAGCTGTGACAGCTTGGCAAATGGGAAAGTTGACTGTTAGGTCGTCTAACTGGTGACCAGTCAAGGGCGCGCCTGGTGGGGGTGCGGACCATCCGGAGCAGTGGTGGTGGAGGAAGGGAGCGAGCCTCCAAGATGATGGGTGATCAGATGACGTGTTATAAAATGGTGCTTGACATCTTGCGCGCGATAGATTACTGTTGACGCCATACCTAGAGAAAGGCTCGAGCGATGAACCTCACCATGTCATGCGCAAGCGCCCACCACGATCTATGCCGCGACAGTCTGGCGGACCCGTGTGAGTGTTGGTGCCACACGGATGCCGAGCGCGATCGGGCGGAAGATGACCGTGCCAACGATCCAGATAGCGACCGCTGGGGTCGCCAGCTATGAGCAAAGCACTTGAAGCATTCGCGGAGCGCCTGACGGTAGGCACGCAGCTCGATCGCACGCCGTAGTGCCAGCGCGTTCCGATCTTCCCTGAGATCGGTTCGCGGTGGTCCTAACGGTCACCATACGAAAGGCTCGAACATGGAACGAGAAATCAGGCTTACCGTGTGGCTCGACGGTGAGAACGTCGGCACGTTGCCACGGAGTGAGTGCGTGTGGTTGATCGAACGCGGCTCGCGGATCGTGGCGCGCGGCGTTGACGGCTCAGTGATCGGTGATGCGAAATGAAGGCAGCTCTACCAGCGAATCAACTCGCGCGCGTATTGACTAACGCGGCACTTTTCAAGGGAGACCAAATGCGGCCGATCTTAGAACAGT